TGGACAATCTACAAAAGTGATGATAGTAAGTACTCCACATGGTATGAATATGTTCTATAAAATATGGACAGATGCAGAGGAAAAACGAAATAGTTACATACCTATTGAGGTTCATTGGTCAGAAGTACCAGGCCGTGATGATAAATGGAAGAAAGAAACTATTGCAAACACAAGTGAATCACAATTCAACACAGAGTTTGAGTGTGAGTTTCTAGGTTCTATAGATACTTTGATATCCCCATCAACACTAAGACGATTAACATATAGGACACCAATACAGTCTAATGCTGGTGTTGATGTACATGAACAACCACAAAAAGACCATACATATTTATTAACGGCTGACGTATCTAGAGGAACATCAAATGATTACTCTGCATTTATTGTCTTTGATGTAACATCAGTTCCTTATCGTATGGTTGCAAAGTTTAGAGATAACGAGATAAAACCTTTACTCTTTCCACAAAGAATACATCAAATTGCAAAAGCATACAATCAAGCATTTGTTTTAGTAGAAGTTAATGATATTGGAGAACAAGTTGCAAATGCAATGCAGTATGACATGGAATACGATAATATGATTATGGCATCTATGAGAGGTCGTGCTGGTCAAGTATTAGGTGGTGGATTCTCTGGTGGTAGAGCTCAGTTGGGTGTGAGGACAACAAAGGCAGTCAAGAAGATAGGTTGTTCTAATCTAAAACAGTTAGTAGAAGACAACAAACTCATAGTAGAAGACTTTGATGTAATTAATGAACTATCTACATTTATTGTCAAAGGGTCATCACACGAGGCTGATGATGGTTGTAATGATGACTTAGTTGCGTGTTTGTTTATATTTGGTTGGGTTACAGACCAAACTTATTTCAAAGAACTTACAAACAATGATATACGAGAACAGATGTATAAAGAAAACCAAGACCAACTAGAACAAGATATGGCTCCTTTTGGATTTATGGTTAATGGTTTAGAAGATGATAATATTGGCGAGATGGTAGATGAATATGGTACAAGATGGAGTCCTATAGTCAGAACATATGAATCTGATTGGTAATGAAAAGTCCTTGTGTTCAAATCTGTAAACTTATAGATAGTATGTGCATTGGATGTTATAGAACATCTGATGAAATAACTAATTGGACTAAATATACAGAAGAACAAAGAGAGAGTGTTATTAGAGAAATTCAATCAAGTCGTTGTCAAGTTTTATCCAACAATTAGAACAAACAACTTTACATTCATTCATTAATGTATGGACTTCTTTTCTACTTTCATCACTAGTTCCAACTCGTTTTGCTTGTTTGCGAATCTGTACATCATGGGGATAGAGTTTAAGACATATTGTTTCACTCTCACCACAATGAATACAAGATTCATCAGCAAGATGGTTGTTTAACCATGCGACTCGTTTTCGGTAGTTCCTACGAGCTACCTTTTTGATTGTTTCTTTATATTTTTCATAATGTGTTGTCATATCGTTATTTATAAGTTTTGAAACATATAAAAGTGGGTTTTTAGAAACTTGATTTTTATAAATACTAGGAAATAAGAGTAATATCTCAATACAAGGAGCAAAAATCATGTCATTTTTAGTTTCCCCTGGCGTTCATGTCAGAGAAATAGATTTAACAAATGTCGTTCCAGCTGTTGCAACATCTATTGGTGCAATTGCAGGCGCATTTGAAAAGGGCCCAGTTAGTTCTGTTCAGACCATTACGTCAGAAGAACAATTGGTACAAATATTCGGTAAACCACAATCAACTGGTAATCAGTTTGAAACATTTTTTACTGCTGCAAACTTTTTACAGTATGCAGATAATTTAAAAGTAGTAAGAGCAGAAAGTGCAATAGTAAATGCTGGTGCAAACTCTGGTATACTTATCAGAGATGAAGATCACTACCAAGCATCTTTCCAAGCTGGAGAGGGTTCTCATGGAGAGTGGGCCGCAAGGACTGCTGGAACACATGGTAACGGAATTGGTGTAGATATCTGTTCAAGTGCAAGAGCATTTGCACAACCATTAGGTTCATTGAACTTAGTAAATGGTGCTGGTGCAGTTGGTGACTTATCAATAACAGTTGACAACCAAGATGCAACAGATGCTACAATCGCAGTTGGTGACATTATTTCTTTCCAAACTGCCTCAGCTATTGTTGCAACAGTTAATGGTGCAATCACAGTTGCTTCTAAGACTTTGACAGTTGATGGAGTTTCTGGTACACTTGCAGTTGGACAAAGAGTAATCGGTGCTGGTATATCAGACGGAGATGAGGTTGTTAAAGTTGCAACTGTAACTTCACAGACAGTTGTTGTACTTGATAAAGCAATCACAGTCGCAAACGATATACCTCTTGTATTCGCTGCATCTGGTGGAACAAATGTAGAATCAAAAGGTCAAGAGTACGAAGTAACTGCTGTTTCTGGTGAAGTTTTAACAATTCGTTTACTTGATGATCCTGCTGGTGGTGGTCTACAAACAATCATTCCAGACAATTCACTTATTACAAGACGTTGGAGATTTTCTGATTTATTTGATGGCCCTCCAGGCACATCAGCATGGGCTACATCAAATGCCCGTGGAGAAAAAGATGAAATCCATGTTGCAGTATATGACACAGTTGGTGATCTCACAGGTTTTGCTGTTGGTGTTGCTGGACAAAGAACACAATCAGTAATGGAAGTATTTCCAAATATGTCAAAAAATCCTTTGGCAAAAACTGCACAAGGTTCTAACAACTATTATCCAGATGTTATCTTTGCACAGTCAAATTTCATCTACTGGACAGACCATTTTTCTGCTGGTTCTAACTGGGGAACAGATATTGCATCTGGTACTGATTACACATTAGTAAGTGAAGTTGTAAGTGATACATTAACTGGTGGAACTGATGACTACTCAACAACTGCTGGTGAGATTGAACTTGCATATGATAAGTTTGTGGATACAGAGTCACTTGATGTTAATTTAGTATTAGGTGGTGCATCAAGTATTGCCGCAGACACAGAAGCTGGAATGGACACTCATGTAACAATGATTACTGCACTCTGCGAAACTCGTAGAGATTGTGTAGGATTTGTTTCTCCATATCGTGCCGCAACAGTTGGTATTGCAGACTCAATCACAGCAACTAAAAATGTGATTGATGGTTTTAATACTTGTCCAAGTTCATCTTACATGGTATTCGATAGTGGTTACAAGTATATGTATGACAAGTATAATGATGTATATAGATTTGTACCTCTGAATGGTGATACTGCTGGTCTTTGTGCTTTCACAGACCAAGTTGCAGATTCATTCTTCTCCCCTGCTGGTTTCAACAGAGGAAATGTTCGTGGTGCAGTAAAGTTATCTTTCAACCCAACTAAGGCAGAAAGAGATCAACTATACAAAGCAAGAGTAAATCCTGTTGTTAACTTCCCAGGCCAAGGTGTGGTTCTGTTTGGTGACAAGACTGCTCTAACAAAACCAAGTGCATTTGACCGTATCAACGTAAGACGTTTGTTCTTACTTCTTGAGAAGGCAATTGCAACTGCTGCTAAGTTCCAACTCTTTGAGTTCAATGATGAGTTCACAAGAGCACAGTTTAGAAACTTGGTAGAACCTTTCTTGAGAGACATCCAAGGTCGTAGGGGTATTACAGACTTTAGTGTTGTATCAGATGGTACAAATAATACTGGTGAAGTGATTGACAGAAACGAGTTTGTTGCTGACATCTTTATTAAACCAGCTAGGTCTATTAACTTCATTACACTTAACTTTATCGCAGTTAGAACTGGGGTAAGCTTTACAGAGGTAGGAGGTTAATTATGGGAAACATAGATGATTTCAAAGCAAATCTAATCGGTGGTGGTGCAAGAGCCAACCAATACAGGGTAACTATAGTTCCACCGCCAGGCATTGCAACTGGACTTGATATTCGTAGAACTTCATTTCTTGCAACTGCATCAAACTTGCCTGCATCTACTTTAGGTGAAATTGCAATCCCATTTAGAGGAAGAAATATATACATTTCTGGTGACAGGCCACCGCCTGAAGCTTGGACAGTAACTTTCTATAACGATACTGACTTTATGATCCGAAATGCAATGGAACTTTGGCAGAATGGTATTAATGATTATGCAAACAATACTGGTTTGATTAATCCTTCTGATTATCAGTCTGACTTGACAGTAGAACAACTGGACAGAGATGACACAGTTCTAAAGAGTTATATCTTTAGAAATGCATATCCTCTTACAGTAGGTGAAATTGCACTACAAAATACTGAAGCAACTGAGATTGAAACTTTT